CGACGGCTCCAGCAGCCCGCAGCAGAGCCAGCGACCCCAGCAGTCACAGCAGCGCCCCAACGCCCCGCAGAACGACCCCTGGTCCATCCCCGCAGGCGACGAACCCCCCTTCTAACCCACCCCAGCTGGTGCGCGGCCGACCGGTCGACCGCCCGGTCGCGCACCTGCCCCGCCCGCCCGCCAACCCGCACGGAGGACCCGATGCCCAAGCCCACTGCCCGCCAGGATCTGTACGCCGTGCTGATGTCCAAGGGCCCGCACAGCCCGCAGCGTTCCGAGTGGTGCACCGGACTGATTGAGGCCTTCCGCGCCGAGGTGATCCGCGAGGCTGCTGACGCGATCGCCGCGCAGGACCCCCTCACGGCCCCCCTCGTCGGCGTCCATGCCCGAGGTGAGGCGGTCGCCCTGCTGCGCCGCATGGCCGATGAAGCCGGGACACCCCGGTGAGCCCGCCTGCGGCCGCCTGGACGGTCGTCGCCTGCTGGGCCGCCTCCAGCCTCGGCCTGGGCGCTGCATGGGCCGTCGTCGCCCGCCGGTGGCGCCGGTAACCACCACCCCCGACCAGACCAACCAGAGGAGACACCCGTGAAGCACCGCCAGATCAACCCGGCCCTGGCTGCCGCGCTGCTCGATGGTGCCCGGCGTGGCCGCATCGAGGCCAAGGCCCGCCGCGCCGGCACCACCGACCCGGCCGCCGCCGAGCGGGAGCAGCTGCGCGCCGCCGTCCAGCGCGTCCGCGCGGAGTGCGACCGCCTTGACCACTTCGCCGAGATCACCGCCAGCGCCCCCGACCGCAGCCTGTACCGCGCCCTCGCCGAGGCCCTGCGCGCCGCCCTGGACGGCCCGGTCGAGCCCGCCGAGCAGCCGCAGGACGGCCCGTGCTGCGTGTGCGGCACCACCCACGTCGTCTACCGCAACTACCGCGGCCTCCTCTTCTGCGCGGCCTGCGCGTCCTGCGGCTGCGCCCAGGACCCGTGCGTCCGCACCGGGGCCAACGCCACCCGCTGACCGGCCGGCCCCGCGCGCCCACCGCGGGGCCACCGCACCCCCGTCCCGCCGCACCACCAGGAGCCAGCCGTGCACCAGCCCACCGCCACCACCGGCGAGCACCTCCAGCACATCGCCCGCCAGTACCCCGCACTCCGCCACCAGCTCACCACCCACGGCATCGACACCTGGCCCCCCACCATGGGCATGGACGCCTACCTGGCCACCCTCAGCGACCAGGACCGTGACCGGCTCGCCGCTGAGCGCCGCACGGAGCGTGCCGAGCGCACCCCCGACGCCATGGGCGAACGGCCCGTCCCCATCCGCCTCGCCGTACTGGACGCGCTCCTGGAGGTCGACGCGCTGCTCCTGGAGGCCGCCGACCAGACCGCGGCCACCGTCCAGCGCCCGGTCATCGGCATGCCCGCCGGCGACCTCGCTGGATGGACCATGACCAACATCTCCCGGCGTGCCGCGCTCGCCCGCGAGGACCGCACCGACCCCCGCCGCTGGCACTACGGCGGCGCCGGCCGGGACGGAGCCGCCGCCGCGGGCTGGCTGCTGGCGCGCATTGACAGCATGCCGGGCCCCTGCCGCGAGCTCACCGACACCGAGCGCCGGCACATCGCCCGCGTCGCCTCGGCCGCCCGGGCCCGCCTCGACCGCGCCCTGGGCGTTGTGGAGCAGGCGGACGTCGGCACCCGCCCGTGCCCGTCCTGCGGCGGGCAGCTGGTGCTCACGCAGCCGCTGGAGGGTGACCCGTGGGTGTGGTGCGACGGGGCGTGCGGCGGCCGGTGGCGCGGGCCCGAGCTCGCCCAGCTGCACGACGACCTCAACCGGCGCGCGGCCGCGTGAGACAGCGGTGAGCCGAGCGGGACAGCCCAGCTCGGCTCACCAGCCCACCCGAGCAAGACTCGTGACAGGGCATCACGAACCGTGATAATCTGCCCGAACAACATCAAAAAGAACGGCCCCCGCCGGTGCGGCTAACACCGAACGAGGGCCTGACCAATCAGGAGAGTGACCTCCCGATGGCTGTCCGCGATGCTATCGCGCGGCTGCGTGCTCGCATGAGCAACCCCGCAGCCCAGCGCGTCTCACCCGCTCCCCACCTTGTGCCCCGCGCGCCCTGGTGGGTCCGAGCCCTCACCGCTGGCGGCCGACCCGTCGTCGCTGCCGCAGTCCTCACCATGTGCGCCCCCGGTGAGCACCATCTCGCCGTGCTCGCCGGGTGGGATGACCGTCTCGCCTGGGCCATGGCCGCCGTCCTCGCCGCATACGCGGGCATCGCCGCGGCCGTCGCCTCCGCCCGCCCCAAGGGTGCCCCGGGCAAGCGGTCGGCCGTGGCCGGGGCCGTCCTCTCGCTCGCGGCCGCCGGCACCGCCCAGCCCGTGAGCCACCTCTTCGTCACCGGCCACCTCAGCGCCATGCCCAACGCTCCGGTGTGGCTGGTGGTCACCGTGTCCTGTGTTCCGCCGCTGGTCCTCGGCCACCTCCTGCACCTGGCCGCGTCCCCGGTCGCTCACCCCGAGCCGGGCGCCGTGCTCACCGCCGAGCGCCCTGAGCCCGCGGCTATCCCGACGGCTGCCGAGCAGCTCCCCGCGCTCCCGCCGTCCGGCGTCGACCTGAGCAAGCCCGAGCCCGCCAACCCGCCCGCCATGCTCACCACCGCCGAGGTGGCCATGCTCATGGGTGTGGAGCGGAGCACAGTCGGCACCTGGGTAGGCCGCGGCTTGCTCACCCCCGTCGGCAAGGACGCCCGCGGCCGCAACCTCTTCGACCCCGCCGACGTCGCCCAGCGGCGCGCCGAGCTCACCGCCTGAGACACCGGAGACCCCCATGCTGCTCACCTTCGGGTGGGCCTCGGTCGCCGTGCTCGCGCTCCTCGGCGTGCTCGCCATCCGACGGCCCGACCCTTCCCACCCCGCGCTCATCATCGTGCCCGCCGCCCTCGCCTGGGCCGCCGTCTGCATCACCCTGGCGGTGCACGGTGGCTGACCTGACCTGGCTCCGCCCCGGCTACAACGGCACCGCCGCAGCCGTCGGCATCGCCACCCTGCCGCTGTACCGCCCCGTCCTCGAGGTGGCCGGTGACGAGTACGGCGTCGCCCTGGCCCTCGTGGTCCTGGCCGCGCTGCTGGACCGTCGGCTGCACTGCTGGCCCACCCGCGCGCTGCTCGCCGCCACGGTGGCCGGCCTCGCCCTCACCTGGCCTGTCCTCGGGCCCACCTTGACCTGGCTCACGGGAGCGCACTCATGATTGTGATCACTGTCGGCGGCGCCCTCGTCGGTCTCCTCGCCTGCGTCGCGGTGCTGCTTCCCTGGTGGCGGAAGTCCGGCAGCGGCCCCGCACCGTCCGGCCCGAACATGAAGAAGGGCGGAGGCGGGGGCGGCGGCCGCAACTGGAAGCAGCTCAGCCACTTCGGCGCAGGCCTCGCCGTCGGGGTGCTCTCCGCCACCTGCGTCGGCGGCATGCTCGGCCTCGCCGCACGCCGCATCGGCGGCGGCTCCAACACCGCCGGAGACAAGCTCCTGGCCTGGCTCACTGGCGTCGGCTCCCAGGCCGTCACCCGCAAGGGCCTGGCTGCGCTCCAGCCCGGCGGCGCCGTCATCCTCGTGCTGCTCCTGGTCGGCCTGGTCATTGTCTGGCGGGCCTCCGGCCGCGCCGTCCGCAAGGATCTCGGTTTGGGCCTGCTGGCCGGCTGCACCCTCGGCCCCACTGCCGGGCTCGCCGGATTCGCCGCGGTCGTCCTGGTGCCGTCCGTGAACTGGGCTGGCGGCCTGATCGTCGGTGCGCTGTGAACCGGCTGCGCCGGGCCCTGGACCGGCTGTGCGGCGGAGCGGGCACCGTGTTCTGGCGGGTCGTGGAGTGGCCCGGCAAGGGCGACAGCTGGCGCGCCGTGGGCCTGCGCTGGGCCTGGGTCGCCGCCTGCTGCGCGGCATCGGTCCGGATGTGGCAGCACGCCATCGGCGCACGTGTCCTGATCGTCACCGCCCTCGCGGTCGCCTCCTGGCGATCCGGGGGAGCGGCGCCGGCCGCCGAGGCCGACGACGACCAGGAGCCGGAGCAGGAGACGCCCGAGGCCTCGCCCGAGCAGGTCCGCGCCTATCTCCTGGGCCTGGTCCAGGACCTCATCGGCAACCGCAACGGCGTCCACCTCGAGCAGCTGCTGGCCGAGCTGGTCCGCCGCGGCACCGTCCCCGCCAGCTACCGCATCACCGAGCTCCGCCGCGACCTCATCGCCGCCGGCATCCCCGTCCGCGAGCAGCTCAAGATCAACGGCGCCAACCGCCTCGGCATCCACCGGGACGACCTCGCGGCCGTCGGTGGGGGAGAGGCCGCGACCACTCCCCCGCGCCTGACGCTCGCCGAGGGCAGCGGTAGGCCAGCGGCCTGACCTGCGACTACCTACCTACCTACCCGCCTACTCCCCTGTCGGGGGAGGGGCTGAGACTCCCGGGCGGCCGCCACGCCGGCAAGCCGTCGGCCGCCCGGGTCCATCCCGCATCACACGAGACGGAGATCATCATGGCCATCTGGAGCCGCACTGCCAAGCCCGCCGCAGACACGCAGCACCACCTCAACGGCGAGGCCTCGAAGTGGCGGTCCCTCGCGGAGGGCCGCCGTGCGGAGGCCGACCAGACCGACAACCCCCGCGAGCGGGCCCGGCTGCTGGGCAAGGCCCGGGACGCCGACGGGAAGGCGAAGGACGCCGCACGCCGCGCTCGCCGAGGGCGCTGATTGTCCGACCCAGGTGTCACCCTGATGGTGTGCACCCGCACCCCGCGGCCCCGACGTTCACCCCGTGCGTCGGGGCCGCACCACGTCCACTACGCCTGTAGTTGACGCGGGCCCCACACGTGCCTCATGATCGACCCAAGTCCGGCGTGCCCGGACACCGAAGCCCCCGCACGGACGCCACCGGCGCCACACCGGGGGCGTTCTGCTGTCCGGGCCAACGTCAGCCCTGCCGGCCCCACGACGTCGTGGTCGGCGGAGGCGGGTAGCCGCCTGGCGGCGGGCCCTGAGGCGGCATCGGCTGCTGCGGGTATGGCTGCTGGGCGTACTGCGGCTGCGGCGGCATCGGCGGCACCCCGGCCCGCTGGAAGATGCAGAACGCGCTGGGGTGGTCACGCCGGTCCTCGAACCACGTCACCTGGTCCAGCCGCCACCCCGCCTTCTGGATCCCGTCGATCACCTCGGCGATCCCGTACAGCGACGTGTTGCCGCTCATCTGGAAGAACCCTTGGTTGATCCGACACACGAAAACGCCCTGGCCCTTGGCCGCAGCGTCCGCGGCCTCCCTGGGCAAGCTGCTCTTCGACATGGCACCCCCACTCAGCACCGCCCCCATGGCGGCGACCTGGCCACGCTACCGACCAGCCGATGATCGGGGGAGGTGAACGACCGTGCCTCGACCCGGGCCGCTCACCGAACAGGAACGCGCGGAGATCCGCCGCCGTCACGCCGCTGGCGAGTCCCGCAACGCGATCGCCAAGGCCCTCGGCCGGTCCGGCTCCACCATCTCCGGCGTCATCGCCGACCAGGGCGGCAGCTTCGCCCGCGGCCCCGAAGTCGTAGCAGCCACCGAGGCCCGCAAGACCGACCTCGCCGCACGCCGCGCCAAGCTCGCCGAGAAGCTCCAGGACGACGCCGAGCGGCTGCGCGAGCAGATGTGGGAACCCCACACCTACTTCGACTGGGGCGGCAAGGACCACGACTTCGACACCCACACCGCCCCGGAGCCCACCCCAGCAGACAAGCGGGCCCTGATCAGCGCCGTCGCCACCGCCATCGACCGCTCCATGAAGCTGGTCCCGCCCGTGGACGAGACCGGCGAGGACGCCGCCCGGTCCATGCTCGGCGCGCTCGCCGCCGGCATCGCACACTTCGCCGGAACGGACCCGCCCGAGGAGGACGCTGGGGAGGGCTGATGCTCGACACCCTCCCGCTCTCCGGCAAGCAGCTGCGGAGCATCGCGCAGGCCCAGTCCCGCATCAACATCTGGCACGGCTCCGTCCGGTCCGGGAAGACCATCGCGTCCTGCCTGGCGTTCCTCATGGCCGTGGTCGCCGCGCCGCGCACCGGCCTCATCCTGATCTGCGGCCGCACCCTCCAGACGATCGAGCGGAACATCCTGGAGCCGATGCAGGACCCGGCCCTGTTCGGGCCAATCGCCCGGCACGTCATCCACACCCGCGGCTCCAACACCGCCGTCATCCTCGGCCGCACGGTGCACCTGATCGGCGCGAACGACGCCCGGTCGGAGGGCAAGCTCCGAGGATTGACCGCGTGCCTGGCCCTGGTCGATGAGGCCACCCTGGTCCCGCAGGCGTTCTTCGTGCAGCTGCTCGCCCGCCTGTCCGTGCCCGGCGCCCGGCTGCTCGCCACCACCAACCCGGACTCGCCGCGGCACTGGCTCAAGCTGGACTACCTCGACCGGCAGCACGACCTGGACCTGAAGGCGTGGCACTTCCGCCTCGCCGACAACCCGAGCCTGGACCCGGCCTACGTGGCCAGCCTGCGCGCCGAGTACACGGGCCTGTGGCGCCGCCGCATGATCGACGGCGCGTGGGTCGTCGCCGAAGGCGCCATCTACGACATGTTCGACGAGCAGCAGCACGTCGTCACCCAGCTGCCGCCCATCCACCGGTGGCTCGCCGTCGGCATCGACTACGGCACCACCAACCCCTTCGTGGCCCTGCTGCTGGGCATGGGCCACGACCGGCGCCTGTACGTCGCCGCCGAGTACCGGCACGACTCCCGCAAGGCCCACCGGTCCATGACCGACGGCGAGTACGACACCGCCCTGCGGACCTGGCTCCAGCGCCAGCAGGTCACGCCGGAGTGGGTCGTCATCGACCCCTCCGCCGCCAGCTTCATCGAGCAGCTCAACCGCACCCGCATGCGGGGCCTGGCCGCCGCCGACAACGCGGTCGCCGACGGCATCCGCACCGTCGCCTCGCTCCTCTCCGCCGGCCGCCTCCGGATCCACGCCTCCTGCCAGGGCCTCATCGATGAGATGTCCGGCTACGTGTGGGACCCCAAGGCAAGCGAGCGGGGCGAGGACGCGCCGCTCAAGCAGGACGACCACGGCCCAGATGCCCTTCGCTACGCCCTCCGCACGACCGAGGCCGTCTGGCGCCCGCACATCCCGACTCACCTACAGGAGGTGGCCTGATGCCGCTGCCCGACGGCGGAGCCGCCCCCTGGCCGCCCAAGGAGTACCAGTCCGTCATCAACAGGATGACCATCTGGGAGGCCTGGTACTGCGGAGACCCCGACGCCCTGTCCGCCGTCTACACCGGGCAGGTCGCGGGCGGCGACCCCGGCGACACCGGGTTCTTCGCCTCCCAGCCCGGCGGCTGGGGCCACCGCATCAACCGCGCCTTCCAGCGCTGGTTCTGGGGCCGGCCGACGACCGCCGGGCAGCCCCGCACCAAGCTCCACATCCCCCTGGCGAGCGACATCGCCACCACCTCGGCCGCCCTGCTGTTCTCCGAGCCGCCGAAGCTGCTGGTTCCTGGCGAGGACGACGACACGGGGCCGTCCCGCACGCAGAAGCGGCTGGACGACCTGTCCGACGACGGCCTCCACGCCACCCTGCTGGAGGCCGCAGAGATGGCCGCCGCGCTCGGAGGCGTCTACCTGCGGATCTGCTGGGACCGGGACAACGCCGATGCCCCCTGGCTGTCCCCTGTCTCGGCTGACCAGGCCGTCCCGGAGTGGCAGTGGGGCAGGCTGAGCGCGGTCACCTTTTGGCGGATCCTGCCCGCCGACGGCAACCGGGTGCTGCGGCACCTGGAGCGCCACGAGCCCGGGTTCATCTCGCACGCCCTCTACGACGGCACCGCGGACCAGCTGGGCCGCCGCGTCCCGCTCACAGAGCACCCGGCCACCGCCGACCTGGCCGGTGCGCTTGGCCAGTCCGGCGACACCATCACGACCGGCATCAAGCAGCTCACGGCCGTGTACGTGCCCAACATGCGGCCCAACCGGCTGTGGCGTGGCACCCCCGCCGCCGCGCCGCTCGGCCGGCCGGACATCGCCGGGGCCGAGCCGCTGCTGGACGCCCTGGACGAGACCTACACGTCGTGGATGCGGGACATCCGCCTGGCCAAGTCCCGCATCATCGTCCCGGCCTCCATGCTGGAGTCCGAGGGGCCTGGCAAGGGCAGCAGCTGGGATGCCGACCGGGAGGTGTTCTCGCCGCTCCAGATCGTGGACCGGGGCGACGCCCAGCTCACCCTCAACCAGTTCGCGATCCGCGTCACCGAGCACAAGGAGACAGCGCAGGACCTGACGGAGCAGATCCTCCGCTCCGCCGGGTACTCCAGCCAGACGTTCGGGGAGATGGGGCAGGCCGCGGTCACCGCCACCGAGGTCGTTGCCCGCGAGCGGCAGAGCTTCACGACCCGCAACCGCAAGATCACCTACTGGCGGCCCGCCCTCGTGGAGGCCATGCAGGTCCTCCTCGCCATCGACCAGGCCGTCTACCGCAGCGGCGTGGACGTCGTGGAGCCGCTGATCGAGTGGGCGGACTCCGTGTCCGAGGACCCGCAGACCATCGCCACCACCGCCAGCCTCCTCCGGCAAGCCGAGGCTGCGTCCACCGAGACCCTGGTGCGCCTGGTCCACCCGGACTGGGACGACGCCCGGGTCCAGGACGAGGTCGCTGACATCGCGGGGGAGACCGGCCGCGCCGTGGAGGATCCGACGATGCTCGGCGCCGGCGGCCGCGGCCTGCCCGGCGGGCCGGTGCTGCCGCCGGAGGAAGTCCCGCCCGCCCCGCCCGGCCAGCAGCCTCCGCAGATCTGATCCTCGAGGGGGTGCGCTGTGCCCGTGTCACCGGCTGACGGCGAGGACCTGGCCCGAGCGGTCGCCGTCATCTACCAGGACGCCGAGCACGCCCTGCTGGCCATCGTCGCCCGCGCCCTGGCGGAGGGCATCGACTCGCCGTCGTGGGCCCGCGCCAAGCTCGCCGCGATCGGCGACGTCCGCCAGGCCCTCGAGGAGGTCACCCAGGCGCTCCAGCAGGACGCCACGGGTGCCATTGGCCGGGCCATCCTGGAGGCGTACCGGCGCGGCGACCAGGCGGCCGTGGCGGAGCTCGGCGCCCTGGCGGAGGGCAGCCGGCACTTCGTGGCCACCCACCTGCCGAACGCCCGCTCCGTGGACCGGCTGGCGGCCGCCGCGGTCGCCGAGCAGGGCCCGGTGTGGCAACGGGTCCTGCGGGCGCCTCTGGACGCCTACAGGTCGGTCGTGGCCCGGGTGTCCGCCTCGACGCTGCTGGGCGGGCTGACCCGCCGCCAGACCGCGCAGCGCGCTCTTGACCAGTTCGCCGCCCGGGGCGTCACCGGCTTCGTGGACCGGTCTGGGCGGAACTGGGACATGGCCAGCTACGCCGAGATGGCCGTGCGGTCGGCCACCGGCCGGGCCGCGATCGAGGGCCACCTCGACCGCCTCCAGGCGCTCGGCCAGCAGCTCGTCATCGTGAGCGACGCGCCGCTGGAGTGCCCGCTGTGCCGCCCATGGGAGGGCGAGATCCTGTCCATCAACGGCGGCTCCGGTCCGCACTCGCTTCGGCTCCAGCACGCCACCGAGGACCGCACCACGGTCCCGGTGCACGTCGCCGGGTCGCTGATGGAGGCGAGGGCGGCCGGGCTGTTCCACCCGAACTGCCGGCACTCCCTGAGCCTCTACCTGCCGGGCGTGACCACACGCCCGCAGTCGCCCCCGCACCCGCAGGGCGCGACCTACGAAGACACCCAGCAGCAGCGCTACTACGAGCGCCAGGTGCGCGCGTGGAAGCGCCGCGCTGCTGCGGCCATGGACGACGCCGCACGCCGCACGGCCGAGGCGCGCGTCCGCGAGTACCAGGCCCGCATCCGCCAGCTGGTGGACGACAAGGGCCTGAAGCGCAAACCGGCGCGGGAGCAGATCGGCTCCGCGCGCTGACACGGCCAGGGCCCGGCGCCCGGCCCCGCACGGCTCCAGGAGGGCCAGCATGCGACACCCTTTCCCCGGAATCTCCCTGCCCGCCAGCCAGGTGCTGGGCTACCGCAGGGACGGCCGGCCCATCTACCCGATCGCGGGTGGCAGCGGCGAGGGAGGCGACGGCGGAGGTTCCACCCCGCCCGCACCCCCGGCTCCGGCCACTGCGCCCGAGCCCGCCGCACCTCCGGCCCCGGCCCAGCCCCCGGCGGGCGGCGGCGAGCCGCAGGACGTCGGCAGCCTCCCCCAGTGGGCACAGAAGATGGTCGGAGACCTCCGCCAGGAGGCGGCCGGCCACCGCACCCGCGCCAGCGAGGCCACGAAGGCACAGCAGGCGACGCTCCAAGGCATCGCCCAGGCCCTCGGCCTCACCCCGCAGGGCACCCCCGACCCGGCAGCCGTCACCGAGCAGCTCGCCCAGGCCCAGGCGGCCCACCGGCAGCAGCTCGTGGAGAACGCCGTCCTGCGCGCCTCTGGGCGCCTCGGAGCCAACCCGGACGCCCTGCTCGACAGCCGCTCCTTCGCGGCCCAGCTCGGCCAGCTCGACCCCGCCGCCAGCGACTTCGGTACGGCCCTGGAGGCCGCCATCAAGGCCGCCACCGCAGCGAACCCCGCCTACAACGCCGCACCGCCCGCCCCCGCGCGCGGGGGCGCCGACCTGTCCGGCTCCGGCACCAACGGGCCCAAGCAGGTCACCGAGGACGAACTCGCAACCATGACCCCCGAGCAGATCGTGCAGGCCCAGGAAGAAGGCCGCCTGCGCGCTCTCCTCGGCGGATAACCCAAAGGAGGGCCCGCCGTGGCCATCACCCGCTTTCGGCCGGAAATCTGGTCGGCCAACCTGCTGGTCGCCCTGCGCAAGCAGCTCATCTACGCGGGCCCGCAGATCGTCAACCACGACTACGAGGGCGAGATCGCGCAGGCGGGCGACACCGTCCGCATCACCAGCATCTCCCGCCCGACCATCGGCACCTACGTGCCGAATAGCACGGTCATCAGCCCCGAGCAGCTGAACGACGCGCAGCGCACCCTCGTCGTGGACCAGGCGAAGTACTTCGCCTTCCAGGTCGATGACATCGACATGCGCCAGGCCAAGGGCAACGTCATCCCGCAGGCCATGTCCGAGGCCGCCTACGGCCTGGCCGACGTCATCGACCAGTACGTCGCCGGGTTCTACACCTCGGCCCAGTCGGCAAACGCCCTCGGCTCCATCACGGTCAACAGCAGCACCACCCCGACCGACGCCTACGACAAGGTCCTGGTCCCCCTCAAGATCAAGCTGGACCTGGCCAACGTCCCCTCGGAGGGCCGCTACGTCGTCATCCGGCCCGAGCTCCACGGCTGCCTGCTCCGCGACGCCCGCTTCGTGAAGGTCAACGAGTCCGGCACCGAGCAGGGCCTGCGCAACGGCCAGGTCGGCCGCGCCGCCGGCTTCGACATCCTCCTGTCCAACAACGCCCCCAACACCACGGGCTCCGAGTACGTCGCCATGGCGGGTATCTCCTCGGCCATCTCCATGGCCATGCAGATCAACAAGACCGAGGCCTACCGGCCGCAGAACTCCTTCGCCGACGCCATCAAGGGCCTGACCCTGTACGGCGCGAAGGTGATCCGCCCGGACGCCCTGGCCACCGCCCTCGTCACGGTCAGCTGACCCGGATAGGAGACCATCACCATGGCCCGCACCGCTGTCGCGTACAGCAGCCTCACCGTCAACGCCACCGCGGCCGACCCGGCCGGCACCGCGGTCACCTCCGGTGCCGGGAACGGCGCCCAGATCCCCGCCACCACCGGCGGCGGGGCCGTGCCCGAGCTCACCCTCATCCGGGTGTCCAACGCCTCCGGCGGTTCCGGCACCGCCACCGTGCTGGCCGGCTCCCAGCCGCTGGCCATCGCGGCCGGGCAGGGCAACCTCACCTCCGGCTCCATCGCCACCGGCACCGTCGGCTGGCTCGGCCCGTTCGAGTCCGGCCGCTTCCTCCAGCCCGACGGCTCGATGATCGTGGAGACCTCGGTCAACATGACCGTCACCGCCTTCAAGGTCCCGAGGCACTGACGTGGCCGACCAGGACACCATCTACGTGCGCGGCGAGGGCGGGAGCATCTTCCGCCTCGCCCTGCCGCTGCACGAGTCGATCGCTGACCGCCTGGCCAAGGGCTACCTGGTCCAGGTCAACGAGGACGGCAGCCCGTACACGGGCGAGCCCGAGCCCTCCGTGCCCGCGCTGCCGACCGAGCCGCCCGCCGTCTCCGCCGTGAAGGCGGACTGGGTGGGCTGGGCCGTCGCCTGCGGCGCCACCCCCGACGACGCCGAGGCCATGACCAAGGCCGACCTCATCGAGAAGTACGGGAAGGGTGGTGAGGTCTGATGCCTCTCAACAGCTCCTCCATGACGGTCCGGGTGACCGCTGACCAGACCAGCCAGCTGGACCTCGTCACCGGCAGGATCCAGCTGGACTACGGCGCGGCCGCGCTCGCGCTCGGGTCCGGCGTCGCGGTCAACCAGGCCGACCGGCTGTTCACCGACACCCGGACCCTGACCGCCTCGGCCTCCGAGGACCTGGACCTGGCCGGTGTCCTCACTGACGCCTTCGGCGCCACGCTGACCTTCGCCCGCATCAAGGGCCTGGTCATCAAGGCCTCCTCGGCGAACACCAACAACGTGATCGTGGGCAACGCCGCCTCCAACGGCTTCGTGTCCTGGGTGGGCGCCGCGACCCACACGGTCACGGTCCGCCCGGGCGGCCTGCTGGCGCTGTGGGCGCCGGACGCCACCGCCTACGTGGTCGCCGCCGGCACCGGCGACCTGCTCCACGTCGCCAACAGCGGTGCGGGCACGTCGGTCACCTACGACGTGATCCTCATCGGCGCGAGCGCGTAGGAGGTGGGCGGCATGGCCCGCGTGTACGCGACGGCGGCGGACTACCAGACGTACACCGGGCAGACGCCGCCCGCCGACATCGCCCGCAAGCTCATCGACGCGACGCGGATGCTCGAGGCGGAGGTCTTCCGGCTCTGCTACTACACCGTCGATGACACGACCGGCCTGCCCACCGACACCGCGGTCGCGCAGGCCTTCACCGACGCGGTATGCGCCCAGGTGCAGTGGTGGGTGGAGCTCGGCGACCAGCTGGGGGCTATCGGCGTCGGCTGGGGCGAGGTCCGCATCGGGTCCGTGATGCTCAACCGGGGCGACGGGCAGGCAGCGGCCCGCATGGTGGCACCGCAGGCCCTGGACGCGCTGCGGTCGCCGGATCTGACCCCGGAGAAGTTCCGTATCGGGATGGTGGTGGGCTGGTGAGCGCCATCCCCGGCTGGCTGCTGCGCCACCAGATCACCGTGGAGCCGTACCTGGGGCAGACCGCGGCCGGCCCCAAGTACGGCCCCGCCGTCGTGGTGCGGTGCTTCCTCGACGGCAAGACCCGGGAGGTTCGCAACCCGGCCGGGGAGGTGGTGGTGTCGTCCAGCACCGCCTACGCCCCGCCCGGCATCGAGGCCCCGCCGGAGTCTCGGGTCACCCTCCCGGACGGCCGCAGGACCCGGGTCATCGTCGCCAACAGCCGCGACGGCGGGGGCCTGGCCACACCGGACCACCTGGAGATCCAGCTCACCTGAGGAGGCCGCCATGGCGCAGACGTCGCGCTTCCGCTGGGAGGGCCGAGCCTGGCTCGCCAGGACCCAACGCAACGCGTCGGCCGGGCTGGAGAAGGGCCTGGAGCACGTCCTCGCCGAGGCACGGAAGATCGTGCCGTTGGACGAGGGAACGCTGGAGCGGTCCGGCAGGGTCGTCATGGACGGCAGCCGCATCGAGGGCGCGGTCACCTTCGACACCGTGTACGCCGTCGTCCAGCACGAAGAGCTGTCGTACAAGCACCTGCCCGGACGCCAGGCCAAGTACCTGGAGCAGCCCATGACCACGGAAGCCCCGGTGGTCCTGGCGATGATCGCGGCGGAGATCAGGCGCGGCGGCTTCCTCGGAGGCCTCCGTGGCTGACCTCCTCGACGGCCTCGCCCAGCACCTCGAGGCGCAGGGCCTGGCCGACTACCGGCTGGGCGAGATCGGCGGTGACACCTTCCTCGAGGCGATGCCGTCCGAGCCGGACCAGGCCGTGGTCCTCACCGGGTACGGCGGCGCCGAGTCGGACAGCCTCAACCCCTACGACGAGCCCCGCGTGCAGGTGCGCGTGCGCGGCGGCCCGGACCCGCGCGTGTCCCGCGCCCGCGCCCAGGCCATCCGCTCCGAGCTCCACGGCCTCGGCCCGCTCACCCTCCCGGACGGCACCCGCCTCATCCTGAGCGTCGCCATGCAGGCCGACCCCCAGTCGATGGGCCGGGACGAGGCCGGCCGCTTCGAGCACGTCGTCAACTACCGCATCACGGTCCGCCAGCCGACCGCGCACCGCGGATAGCACCCCACCGACCAACCCCAGCCCGCCGCGCCAGCGTGCGGGCCCCGAGCCATGCCCGGAGGATCCCATGGCCGCTGAGCAGTACAACGCCCGCTCTTGCCAGTTCCAGATCGAGAACCCCGGCTCGCCGGGCACGTTCGTGGACATCGGCGCCGGCGGCGACGCCATCATGACCTTCAGCGTCAGCCGCGAGGCCGACACCACCGACACCACCGACTTCGCCTCTGCTGGCAACGCCGAGTCGCAGGTCATGCAGCGCGGCAAGACCCTCAAGCTCGAGGGCAAGCGCCTCAAGGACGTGACGACCGGCGCCCTGGACCCCGGCCAGCAGCTCGTGGAGACCCTCGCCGACCAGGTCGGCACGGCCTCGCTGGGCCGGATCCGCTTCGCCGCCCCCGGGGACACCACCTGGGAGGTGTGGACCTGCACCGCACAGCTCGGTGACCAGGGCGGCGGCAACAACGACAAGGTGTCGTGGTCCGTCACCTTCACCCGGTCCGGCGCCTCGACCACCCTGCCCCGCCCGTGACCGAGCAGGAAGCTGCCAAGAGCAGCGACACCCAGTCCTGGGACGCGTTCTGGGCCGAGGTCCAGGATCAGGAGCAGACCGAGACCATCTGCGGCGTCACCGTCCGCGTCCCCACCGACATCAGCCTGCGGTTCGACCGGCGCGTCCAGGACCTCATGGACTCCGGCCGCGAGGAGGACGTCCAGGAACTGGTCCGCGACCTGTTCGGCGCCGACGTCTACCAGCAGTGGGTCGACGGCGGCATGACCGCCAGACAGTTCCGCACGGTTCTCGGCTGGGGCATGGCCCACGCCCGAGGCAAGCCCCTCACCTTCCGCGAGGCATACGACCTGATGAAGCGCGCCGAGGACGGCCAGGGAAACGGCCAGACCCCGGACCTGGCCGGGGGGAATCGCGCACAGAGGCGGCAGTCCGCACGTACTGGTGGGCAGTCGAAGCGGACTTCCGGCGGGAGTACCAGCTCACGCCGCAAGAAGTAGCCGACCTCACGCTGCGGCAGTTCCACGTCCTCCTCGCAGGCCTCTCGCCGGACGCCATGTTCCGGCGGGTGGCCGGCCGGGAGCTGGCCATCATCGATGACCCCGACCGGGTCCAGGCGGCCCTCCGCGGCTGAGACAGGAGGTGCCCCGTGGGGATGTCGGTGGGCGAGCTCTTCGCGACGTTCGACCTGGACCCGGACCCGGCCCGCCGCGCGATCGCTCAGGCCGAGATCGCGATGCGTGGCCTTCAGCGGGACACCGACGGCCGCGTGCGCGACATGCAGGGGCGTTTCGTCAGCCTCGGGCGGTCGCTGGACGAGGTGTCCCGGCACACGGACCGGACGGGCGACTCTGGGCGGCGTGCCGAGCGGGACCTGAGCCGTCTCGGTGGGTTGTCCGGGCCGATCCGTGGTCTGGGCAGCGCGCTGGGAAGCGCGGCCGGGCAGGCTGGGATGGCGGTGGCCCAGTTCGGTGCCGCTGTCCCGGTCGTGGCTGGTGTCGCCGCGGCGCTGGTCGACATCGTGCCGGCGGCTGCGATCGCAGCCACAGCTCTGCTATCGGTGGCGCAGGCCGCCGCAGTCATCAAGATCGGCACTGCTGGGGTCGGCGGGGCTCTCTCTGCCGCCTTCAGCGACGCCGGGAAGGCCGCCGGGGGCGCGGCCGGGGGTGCCCGCAAGCTCGCGGACGCCCAGCGGGCGGTGAAGGACGCCACCGAGCAGGCCGCCTACGCCAACAAGCAGGCGGCTCAGCAGGTCGCCCAGGCCGAACGCAACCTCTCCGACGCGCAGAGGGCCGCGCTCCAGGCGCAGAAGGACCTCAACGACGCCCGCAAGCAGGCGGCGCGCGACCTCGAGGACATGAACAACAACCTCGCCGACGCGCAGCTGAGCCAGCGGCAGGCCATCCTCGACGTCCAGGACGCCCAGAAGAACTTGGACGCGGTGAAGGCGAAGGGCGCCAACGCCTCCGCCGAAGAGCTGGCACAGGCTCAGCTCCAGTACGACGAGGCCGTCCAGCGGCTCAAGGAGCAGCAGCTGGAGACCCAGCGGCTGAGCGACGACACGGCGGCCGCCAACCGGGCCGGCGTGGAGGGCAGCCAGACGGTCCGGGACGCGCAGGACCGGGTGGCGCAGTCCCAGCGGGACGTCCAGGACCGGACGCGGGACGTCCAGGACGCGCAGGAGCAGATGGCCCGCACCGCGAAGCAGGGCCTGGAGAACATTCAGAAGGCGCAGGAGGCGCTCACGCAGGCTGTGGGCGGGTCGGCGGGCGGGGTGGACCAGCTCGCCCAGGCGCTCGCCAAGCTCAGCCCGAACGCCCGCGCGTTTGTGCAGGCCATCATCGCGATGAAGCCCCAGCTGGACGCGCTGCGTCTGGACGTGCAGGACAGGCTTTTCGCCGGGCTGGCGGCCCGGCTGACGTCGACCGCCAAGTCGGTCCTGCCCGTCTTCCGGCGGGAGCTGGTCAGCTCCGCCGGGGCCCTCAACGACATGGCCAAGGGGGCCCTGGCGTCGGCCAAGGAGCTGGCCGACAACGGCACCCTGGGCCGGGCCATGGGCAGCGCGTCCAAGGGCCTGCACAACCTGTCCGGGATCCCGGGCATCGTGGTCACCGCGTTCGGGCAGCTGGCCGCCGCGGCTGGCCCCGCCTTCGACCGGCTGACCAAGGCCGCGGGCAGCGTCGCCAAGCTGGTCGGCGACGCCCTCGGCAAGGCCTTCAAGAGCGGGGCGCTCCAGGACGCGATCGAGCAGGCTGTGCACCTGATCGGCGAGCTGGTCCAGGTCGGCCTCAACGTCGGCAAGATCCTCATGTCGATCTTCAAGGCGGCCGACCAGCAGGGCGGCAGCTTCCTCGACACGCTGAAAACCATCACCGGGGCCCTGGCCAAGGCATTCGACGATCCGGGCGTCCAGGCGGGTCTCCGCGCCCTGTTCTCCACGATGAGCACCCTGGCGAGCACGGCGGCTCCGCTGCTGATCGAGGCCCTGGACGCGATCGGCCCTGTGCTGGCCGCGCTCGGCCCGCCTGCGCAGACGCTCATCAAGGCCTTGGGGCAGGCGCTCCAGCCGATTATCGCGGCGCTGGGGCCGGTGCTGGTGTCGGTCGCGGGCGCGGTCGGTGCGCTGGTCACTGCTCTGGCGCCGCTGCTGACCGTGGCAGGGCAGCTGATCGCGGCAGTCCTGCCCGCGCTGATCCCGCTGTTCGACGGCCTCACCGAGGTCTTCCAGCAGGCGGCACCGCTGGTCGCGGAGTTGGGGCAGGCGCTGCTGACCCTGCTCACGCCGGTCTTGGCTCAGCTGCCGAACATCATCAAGCCCCTCGTCGGCATCTTCACGACGCTGACGGGCGCGCTACTGCCGGTCCTGACCCAGCTGATCGTGGCGCTGGAACCGAGCCTCGGCCAGATCGCCGAGGCCTTCGTCTCGATCACAACCGCACTGGCACCCGTGATCGAGCAAATCGGGGTGCTGATCGCCGACGGTCTGAAGATGCTGACCCCGCTCCTGGCTCCGCTGATCGGGCTGATCGGGCAGCTGACGGCGATCCTCGCCGGTGAACTGGCCAAGCAGATCAACACGATCGTCGTCCCGGCGTTGAGGATGATCTCGCAGTTCCTGAAGGGCGACTTCAGCGGGGCGTTCGGCTCGGCCAAGCAGGTCGTGGGCGGGGTCGCGAGCTACATCGTGGATGTCTTCGTCCGGCTGCCGAACCAGGTCTTCACCGCCCTGGGGCAGCTCGCGATCAAGATTGGGCAGCGGGCGTATGAGGCTGCCTACCAACTCCAGACCAAGATCAACGAAGGGATCCACACGGCGCTGACCTGGCTGGGCCAGCTGCCCGGCAAGGCCGTGTCCGCCTTGGGCGCCCTCGGCAGCCGGCTGTTCTCCTCTGGCGCATCCCTGCTCCAAGGATTCATCGACGGCATCTGGTCGAAGCTCAGCTCGGTGAAGAACGCGGTCAGCGGGGTCCTCGACTCCGTGGCCGGCCTCTTCCCGCACAGCCCCGCGAAGGAGGGGCCTTTCTCCGGGCGAGGCTGGGTGCTGTACTCCGGCCGGGCCATCGGCGAGGCCATGGCCGCCGGCGTGCGCGACCGGCAAGGCCTCGTCACCGCAGCGGCCCGGGATCTGATGGCGGGCGCCCGGGACCAGCTCCAGATGCCCGCCCTGGCCGGAGCCCAGCAGGCCGGCGCTGACCTCACCGGAGGCGGGCCGGGCGGCGCTCCTGGCCGTGGCGGATCCGCGAGCTCCAGGCCGATGCAGCTGCTCATCGACGTCGGCGGCGAGCGGATCGCCGAGGTCCTCATCGACCCGCTGCGGGGAGAGATCCGCAACCGCGGCGGCAACGTCCAGGCCGTCCTCGGCGTCGCCTGAGAAGGGAGTGCACGGTGTCCACGATCAGCACCCACGTGGAGCTCCAGATCGGCGGCGCGTGGACGGAGATCACGCCGGACGTGTACCTGCGTGACGGGATCAGCATCACCCGGGGGAAGTCGTCCGAGGGAGCCTCGGACGACCCCGGGCGGTGCACCCTGACCATCAACAACGCGGGCGGCAAGTACAGCCCCCGCAACCCGGTAAGCCCGTACTACGGGCAGATCGGTCGCAACACCCCGATCAGGGTGTCCGTGGACGCCGGGTCCACGTACCTGGCGACCGCGGGCACCACCAACAGCACCACCGGAGCCTCCACCCCGGACGCGGGCGCCCTGGACATCACCGGCGACATCGACATCAGGTTCGAGGCAACCCTCGACAACTGGCTGGCCAGTGGCTCGGTGGAGCTGTGCGGCAAAGGCCTGATCACGGGCAACCAGCGGTCGTGGCTGTTCATGATGCGCGACCAGAAGCCACACTTCGAGTGGTCCACGGCCGGCACCTCCACCATCTCGGTCGACGCCACCGCGGACCTGTCACAGCTGCTGCCACCGTCGCGGCGCCTGGCGGTGCGGGTGACGCTGGACGTCGACAACGGCGCTGGCGGCAACACGGTCACCTTCTACACCGCCCCGAGCATCGCCGGGCCATGGACGCAGCTCGGCACCCCGGTCGTCACCGCGGGCACCACCTCGATCTTCAACAGCACGGCTCCGGTCCGGGCCGGTGACGGCTGGGGAGACCTCGCCTTCCCCAACTGCCTCGGCAAGGTCAACCGCTTCGAGCTCCGCAACGGCATCAACGGCACCGTGGTCGCCAACCCCGACTTCACCGCCCAGACGCCCGGGGCCGCGAGCTTCGTGGACAGCACCGGCAAGGCCTGGACCGTCGGCATCGCCACCAGTATCAGCAACCGGCGCACCCGCTTCGTCGGCGAGGTGTCCGCGTGGCCCACCGAGTGGCACCCGTCCGGCAACGACATCTGGGTGAAGATCCAGGCCTCCGGCATCCTGCGGCGACTCTCCCAGGGCGCCAGCCCGCTCCAGTCCGTGATGCGCCGGGAGATGACCAACCCCGCCCGGCAGAACGTCCGGGCCTACTGGCCGTGCGAGGACGGCAGAGACGCCACCACGCTGGCCTCCGCCATCCCGGGTGCGCCACCGCTGCGGGTGATCGCAAGCGGCGTCCAGCCCGCGCGGGACACGACGTGGGCAGCCTCCGACGCGCTGCCCACCATGGGCACCGGCACCGTCAGCGGGTATCCGCCCGCCTACACCGCGACCGGCCAGACGTCACTGCGCATGTACCTCCAGCTCCCCAACAGCGGAGTCACGACAGCCCAGCGCCTGATCAGTCTCACCTGCTCGGGGACCGCCACCACCTGGAGCGTGTCCGTCAACCCGTCGGCAGCAGTCGCGGTCCGCGCTTACGACCGCAGCGGGACCATGCTCCTGGACAGCGGCTTCGTGCCTTTCCTCACGATCGCCAACGGCCGGCCTGCCAATCTCGTGCTGGAGCTCATCGAGACCGGCGGGAACGTCTCGGTCAACCTGACCCTGATCGACCTCACCACGGCCACCCTCACCACCGTGGCGTTCTCGACCTGGCCCGGCACCCTCACCGGGCAGACGGTGGGGCGCGTCACCAAGGTCCTGGTCGGCGAGGACGCCGCCCTCACGGACACGGTCATCGGCCACATCGCCATCGCCGACTCCACCGCCGCCTATGCCGGGACCAACGCTGCGATTGTGGCGTGGGCGAGCGAGACGGCCCGGTCGCGGATGGTGCGGCTGGCGGGGGAGGAGCAGATCCCGCTCACGGCCTACGGGGTGGGCGCGGACCTGATGGGCCCGCAGCGGATCGACACGGTGCTGGGCCTGTTGTCGGCCGCGGGCGCGGTCGGCGGGTCCCTGACCGAGCGGCGCGAGGCCCTGGCCCTCTGCTTCCGCGGCCGGGACGTGGACTACAACCAGATGCCCAAGCTGACGCTGGACTACACCGCGCCCGGTCTGGCTCCGCCGCTCACTCCCGTGGACGACGACCAGCGGGTCCGCAACGACATCACGGTCAGCAGGGACGGGGGCGCCTCGGCCAGGGTCACGCTGGACACGGGCACGCTGTCCACGCAGTCCCCGCCGAACGGGGTGGGCCGCTACGACGACAGCACCACCCTCAACGTGTTCTCCGACGACCAGCTGCCGCAGTTCGCCGGATGGGGCCTGGCGCTGGGCACCTGGGACGAGGCCCGCTACCCGAGCGTCCGCGTGAACCTCGCGAAGGCCCCGTCGCTGGTCGACTCGGCGTGCGCGCTGGAGCTGCGGGACGTCATCTCCATCACCCACCTGCCGCCGTGGCTGCCGCCGGGGGACGCCCTGCTCCTGGTCGAGGGCTACACGGAGACCCTGAAGCTCACGACGTGGGACGTCGTGTTCGTGTGCTCGCCGGCCGGGCCGTGGAACGTGGCAACGCTGGACGACGTGGTGTACGGGCGGGCGGACACCGACGGGTCGGTCCTGGCCGCCTCGGCGACGTCCGCGGCTACCTCGCTGCTGGTGTCCACGACGTCCGGCCCGATCTGGACCACGGACCCGGCGGAGATGCCCATCGACCTGCGGGTCGGCGGCGAGGTGGTCCGGGCCACCGCCGTCGCCTCATCGGCGGTCGACTCGTTCGCCCGGACCGTGTCCAACGGCTGGGGGACCACCGACACCGGCCAGACGTGGACCAACACCGGCGGCACCGCCGCCGACTTCAACGTCACGAGCAACAGCGGCCGGCACAGCCAGGGCAGCCTCAACACCCGCCGCTGGTCCACCTTCCCCACCACGACGGCGGACTTCGACGCCCGGGTCAACTTCGCGACCTCCGCCTTCCCGGCAGGAGACAACGAGTTCGCCTTCATGGTCGGACGGTTCATCGACACCAACAACACCTACATGGTGAGGGCCCAGCTGGCACCGACCACAGGGGCCATCTCCCTGAGCATCCGCAAGCGCGTCGCAGGCACGGAGACCGACCTCGGGACCGTCGCCACGGGCGTCGTCTTCGCCGCCGGCACCATCTTCTGGATCCGGTTCCGGGCGCAGGGCACCTCCCTCGCCGCGAAGGTATGGCTCGGCACCTCACCAGAGCCCGACTGGCAAAACCAAGTCACCGACTCCGACCTGACGGCGGCCGGCTCGGTAGGAGTCGTCTCCCAGCTCGGCGCCTCCAGCACGAACACCCTGCCGGTGACGTTCTTCTGGGACGCCTTCGAGGTCCTCAACCCGCAGGCCTTCACGGTCACCAGGAGCATCAACGGCATCGCCAAGCCGCAGAGCGCTGGCTCGGATGTCCGGCTGGCCTACCCCGCCATCGCAGCACTCTAGGAGGCGACCGTGAGCACCTACCCCGCGTGGCTCGCCGGGCAGCGCATCACCGCCAAGGCACTGATCGCGTCCCAGGAGCAGCTCGCGTACAAGACCACCGCCACCTCCAGGGCGAACACCGCCACAATCAGCAACGACCCGGACCTCCAACTGGCGGTGGACGCCAACGCCGTGTACTCGCTGGAGGGGCTGCTGGTCTACAACGGGGGATCGACCAGCGATGACCTCCGCATCGGCTGGTCCGCCCCCAGCGGATCCACGCTGACCTGGGTCGCCACCGGCCAGAACACATCCGCCACGAACGGCGTCGGCTCCGTCATCACCGACGCCCAGGACATCACCAAGAACGCCTACAGCCTCGGCACCATCGCCAACCCGCTCGGCATGACCGCCATGGTCAGGGGCTTGCTCATCACCAGCTCCGTGGCCGGCACCTTCGCCCTCCAGTGGGCGCAGTTCACCAGCTCAGCGACCGCCACCAGCATGCTCGCCGGATCCCACATCGGCCTGCAACGCCTCGGCTGACAAGGAAGGCCATATGGCTGAGTACCCGATACCGCTCGACGACCACGGCGGCAGCTTCTACCGCTTCTTGATCTACAAGGAGCCCGACGGAACCGAGTCCGACATCTGGCTGGCCACCACCTTCTACAGCGCGCCCGTGAGCGACACGTTCGACGCCGACCTGGTGCAGGCCATCCGTGACTTCGTTCAGGCTCACGCTGGCGATGGGTGGACGCTTCGGGTGGATAAGACCACCGTCGACACCACCACTCTTCCCTGACCTCACGAACCATCAGCCCCCGCGCCGCCGGCCGGGGGCTTCGTCATGCCCAGGAAGGGGCGACGTGACCGACTCCCGCGTCTACATCGAGCGCCAGGGGGCGCCGTACCGGCTCGGCCGCCACCAGGTCCACGGGGCCCTGCCCATGGAGCTGGAGGCCCTGGAGGACCGCCTCACCCCCATCAAGACGGTGTCCCACCGGGAGGCCCAGCCGGTGTGGGACCAGGGCCGGATCGGCTCCTGCACGGCGCACGCCGCCCTCGGCTGCCTGGTCACCGAGCCCTTCGCCAAGCCGGGCGTCACCTACACCGAGGCCGCGTGTGTGGAGCTGTACCGCCTGGAGACGACCTTGGACGACAGCCTGATCCCGGGGCACTACCCGCCCGTCGACACCGGGTCGACCGGGCCGTGGTCGATGCAGGCCCTCATCAAGCAGGGCCGCATCAGTAGCTTCCGGCACACCCGCGGCATGCGCACCGCCCTGCGGATGCTCCACCGCGGCCCGGTCAGCCTCGGCGTCCCCTGGTACGAGTCCCAGTTCCAGGTCGACAGCGACGACACCATCCACGTCGACCAGTCGTCCGGCCTCGCCGGCGGCCACCAGATCTGCGTCGTCGGCCTGGACGCCGAGCGGCAGCTGATCCGCATCCGCAACTCGTGGGGGCCGGGCTGGGGGGACCAGGGCCACGCGTGGCTGTCCTGGGCCGATTTGGAGCTGCTCCTCCACCTGGGCGGCGACGTCGTCCAGCCCATCCTCTGACCTGCCCTGGAGGCGAACATGGCAACACCGCTGACTGCCAGCCAGCTCTACGCGGCCCTGATAGGCGAGGGCCTGGACGTCGTGGAGCACCCCGGCTGGAAGACGCACGACCGCGGTCTCCGGGGGGACGGCTGGGGCCCCGTCCACGGCGTGATCATCCACCACACGGGCGGTACGGCCCCCAGCGACGGTGAGATCGTGTGGTCGGGTCGACCGGACCTGCCGGGCCCGTGCGCGCACGGCTACCTGGCCAAGTCCGGCACGCTGACGCTCACCTCGGCGGGGCGGGCGAACCACGCTGGCGGCGGCGACCCGGCGGTGCTCGCCGCGGTGACCGCCGAGTCCTACGGCGACGAGCCCCCGGCCCCGCACGAGCACGAAGGCAGCGCGGGCGCCGTGGACGGGAACGCGCGCTTCTACGGCCTGGAGATGAGCAACCGCGGGGACGGCGAGGCGTGGCCGGCGGCGCAGTACAACGCCGCGGTCCGCTGGGCCGCTGCGATCTGCCGGGCCCACGGCTGGACGGCGAAGTCCGTCATCGCCCACCGCGAGTGGTCGGACTGGAAGCCGGACCCCAAGGGCATCGACATGGTCCGCTTCCGGGCGGATGTGCAGGCCCGGCTCGACGCTGACAAGCCGAAGCCCCCCAAGCCCCCGGTTCCGCCGAAGCCGGTCGCGAAGGCGACCGTCAGCCTGGCCCACATGGTCGCCGCAGCCCACCGGGACCCAGGTCTCAAGCAGGGCGGCACCACCCACAAGGACGAGGTGCTGACCGTGGAGCACGCCCTGGTCGCCGAGCAGCTGCTCGATGCGCAGTGGGCAGACGGCAGCTTCGGCTCCCGCACGATCACGGCCTACGCCAAGTGGCAGCGCCGCTGCGGCTTCACCAGCCCGTCCGACGCGGACGGCATCCCCGGCAAGACCACCCTGGAGCGCCTCGGCGCCCGGCACGGCTTCACCGTCAAGGCCTGAGGAGGGCATCCCATGAAGGACAGCACACGCCGCACGATCCGCACCGTGGTCCAGGACGTCGTCGGCATCGCGGCTGCGGCGCCGCTCATCGTGGAGGCGTCCGGCGTGCCGGCGACCGCGGGGGGCGTCGGCATCGGTCTCGCCGTGGCGGCGGGACTCACCCGCATCATGGCGCTGCCCACGGTTGACCAGCTGCTGCCGTCATGGCTGCGGATGGCGCCGCCAGCCGACGCGGACATCACCGCGCTCGCGCTGAAGGGCGGGCAGTGACCGCCCCTCCGCCGGCCCCAACGACGGTCGACCTCCTGGTGGTGCTCACCCGCCTGGAGACCAAGATGGACGCGGCGGTGACAACATCGACCGACCACGAGACGCGCATCCGGACACTGGAACAGGCCGCAGTCACCCACGAAGAGATCGCCCCGGTGAAGTCCGACGTGGAATCGTTGAAGCGGGGCCGCTGGCCTCTGCCTGCGATCGGTGCCCTGGCTGGAGTGGGAGGCGCCGTCATCGCGGCCATGGATCTCCTGAAGCACTGACCTGTGAGCATCGCCCCCGTCTGGCCTTCGGGCCGGGCGGGGGCGGTTTCGTCGTGCCCGGGGGTCAGCCCTGGTAGCGCCACACCTTGATGCCCTTGGCCCGCCAGGGCTCCGGCACTGGATCGGCGTCGGCCAGGCGCTGCACCCACTCCAGCTGGCCGGCGAAGTACTGGTAGTAGTCGGTGCCCTGGTCGAAGGTGAGGATCGGGCCGTCCGTGCCCCGTTTCCCGTGGCCGTAGAGCATGACCCGGATGCTGTCGTCGACCTGCTCCATGGCGAAGCTGCACGGGAAGTTGTACAGGTAGATCTCGCAGTCACCGCCCGCGGTGGCCTCGGCGAGCGGTCGGAGGATCTCCCGCTCGTACCGGCCGGGGTCCTCCATCGCGGCCTCGGCGGGCTCCAGCCGGTACCGGTCGCGGCGGCTGTCGCAGTGCGGGTCCATGATGAAGACGCGGATGGGCAGTTCCCTGGCCTTGGCCTGGAAGAGCGGCAGTAGCTCGTCCGAGCCGTAGAAGTTGCGGGTCAGCCCGAACATGGTGATGCGCTCACGGGCGCCGCGGATGCGGCTGATGAGGTCCGACTTGGACTCAAGGTTGGTGCGGGGGAAGAGGTCGACGAGACCGGCCTGCTCAAGGTGTCCCAGCATGGCGCCACTGTAGTCACGGCCGAAGCCCAGCCGGTCGGGTCTCGTGGAATAGACCCGGCACAGGACGTCGATGCGTTCGTCCGAGGGCCGGCGCTGGCCGTGCTCCCAGCGGCATAGCTCGGCGTCGGAGATGGACGGCGGCATGAGGCCGTCCTGCCGGTAGGCGAGGTCGATGCGGGCGGACAGTTCCGCGCGGTCCCAGCCGTGGGCCCACCGGTGTGCCTCCAGCGGATGGGTGGCTGGGAGGGCGGTCAGGATGCGGTCGACGACCTCGGCTGCAGGCAGGGCCTCGGGCAGGGCGCGGAGGCGGATGTCCCGGGCGGTGCGCTCTGCGCGGCGGCGGGAGGTGCGGTCAACGCGGGGGATTGACGTCGTCACAGTTCTGAGTTTGACGCGAGGCGTCAATGGTTGTGACGCGAACGCGCATATTGCGAGTGACTAGATCAGGACACGCTGTAACCATGGAACTCGCACCTCCACCGCCAGGACGTACCACCTGGGACCCGCGCACCGAGCCGTACACCACCCCGGCCTGCCGCGCCGGTCGGCATCAGCACTGTCCCGGGGGGATGGGGTACTACCCGGAGGGCATCGTCGGCGACCGGGTGGACATCCCGTGCGCGTGCGGCGCCGAGGGCTGCCCGTGCGCGGAGCGCGCCCAGTGACCGGGTTCGGCGGCGCCGCGTTCCTGGCGACCGGCGGGGCTACGAAGGGCGTCTGCCAAGACGGGTGCGGCAGCTGGATCACAGGCCGGTGGGTCCGTACGGTCCCCGGCGGTGGGTCCGGCGCGGGTGGGTTCGAGGTGGTCGACGGTAGCCAGCACGGGCATACCTGCGATGGCCCCGAGGGTGAGCCGGTTCGCCGGTGCAGCGACCCGAAGGACTGGCGGTGACTGGCCAGGCACTGGCCAGGTTCCAGCCCTGCGGGCGCTGCGCCGGGTGCCGTCACGCCGACGGCCGGCCGCAGGCCTGCTTCGGGGTGCACCTCGGCGTGGTGATGGACCGGCTGGTGGCCAAGTACGCGGCCGGCTCAGGCGTCCAGGTCGTCGGGCAGCAGGGCTGCGGGCGGGATGTCCAGGCCGTGGGCGATGCGGGCGAGGACGTCCAGGCTGATACCCGAGATGGCCAGTTCGGCGCGGACGACCGTGTCTCGGCTGACCCCGGATCGTTCGGCGAGCAGTTCCTGGCTGATGTCGGCGCGCTCACGGTGGGTACGGATGCTGCGGCCGACGGCGATGCGGGCCTGGAGCACCCAGGGCGGCAGGTCGGTCGGTGGCACCCGACCACGCTTACCGGCCCATGATCATTACACCATCGCAGATTTCCGTCAGATGTGATCGACTACAGACCGCGGCGTGTCAGACCAAGCCGTGATGATGCAGTCGCAGGCGCGCCAGGCCCGAGGTCGGTGCGCACGTAGGCTGCCGCTCCGGTTCATCTGGCCGGAACGGCGTAGAAGCCGGCCGCGTGATGCGTGTCCGCGGACCGGCGGCGCCCCGAGGCCCATGCGGCCTCGGGGCGTTCTAGTGTGGAACAGAACGCCCCCCGCCGATGGTCCCGGCGAGGGGCGTCCCTATCCGACGACACCAGCCTCCAGACTGGCGCCGCCGGGCTTGTCGTGGGTTGCGTGTCAGAACGGTCGGATACGACCTGTCCTCCCACGGAGTGCACTCTACCCAGGTGGTCGAATCTTCTACATCCCCCGCTGGCTGGTCACCCGATCGAGCGACAGAAGGTGGTCCAGGGCGAGGGTTTCGGATGAATCCCGGACTAACAAGATCCATCCATGTAGAAGGCCCGGCCCCGGTGTACGGGGTCCGGGCCTCTGACCTGCTGGTCAAGCACGGTGGGGCTAACAGGACTTGAACCTGTGGCCTCTTCCTTATCAGGGACGGTCGGCGGAAGGTGGTCCTCGCAGGTCACCGAAGGGGCCGCTCCGTCCACGGCTTCTACCGTCTACATCTACAGTGTTCGGTAGATTTCGGCGGTCACCGGTGGGGTTTCGGATCGATTCCGGACTAGTCCCGGACTACGCCACCGACCGCAGGCGCCGGGGCGCTGGCTCCCCTGGCCGTGCCCGCAGCGCAGCTAGCACCTGGCCGGCCACGTCCGCCGCAGCGTGGGTGTACAGCCACGTGACCGCCCCGGCCCGCTCGTGGCCGAGCACCTCCTGGACGATGACCTCCGGCACACCGAGGCCGGCCAGCCGCGAGGCGAACGCGTGCCGCTGGTCGTGGAAGTCCGGCCAGTAGTCAGTCCTGGTCTTCCCGTCTGGCAGCTTCCGCACGGTCGCCCTCATGACCCCGGCATCCTCGATCGCCTTGATCCACAGCCGCCGGAAGGCCGACCGCCGCAGCGGCGCACTACCCGGCGTCCCGTCCCGGCGCACCCGGTTGCGTCCGTGGAAGACCAGCTCCTCCGCGCACATCCCGTCAGTGACGCTGCTCCTCTTATAAGAGGGGGACTCCGCCTCCATGTGGGCACGCAGCACGCGGACGGCCAGCGGGGTGAGCGGCACCGTGCGCTGGGAGGCATCCGCCTTGGGGTACTCCTTGCGCTTCAGCTTCCCACCCACCTCAGTGAGCACTTCCCGCACCTGGATGCGCGCACCCTCCAGGTCGACCCAGCAGGCGCGAAGGCCGGCCAGCTCACCCCACCGGAGCCCGGTCTCCTGGGCCACGATCTGCAAGGCGAAGTGATACCGGGGCAGCGACCGGCGGACCTGCCGGAGCTGCCCGTAGGTAGGGGGGCGGCGGTCCTCCGGATGTTCCTTGCGCGGCTTCGGCATCGTCACCCCGTCGGCCGGGTTAAAGGGGATCCGCCGGTCCCGGAGCGCGGCGGCCAGCATGCGGTCCAAGATCTGGAAGGCCTTGGTGACCGACGACGGGGCGAGGGGCCCATCCAGGCTGTTGACCCAGGCCTGGATGTCCATGTAGCCGATGTCGCACAGGCGCCAGCTGCCGAAGTGTGGCAGGACGTGGTTTCGCCACATGCGCTCATCGCGGTCCTTGGTCGACTCCTCGCCGCGCTGGAGCGGCCACCACACCGCGTGCCAGTCCGCCAGGCGGACCTCGGAGCGCTTGGGGTCGATCCAGGTGCGGTCCCTGACCTGGGTGCGCATGCGGTCCAGGAACGCGTCGGCCTCGGCCTTGGTGGGCCAGTTCTCGGCTCGCTCCCTCCCGGCCGGGTCGGTGTAGCGGGCCTGCCAGCTGCCGGTGCAGTCACGCCGGGTGTGCTTCTCCCCGGGCCGGTACTTGTCCGTGCAGCGCTTGCAGCCGCAGCGCATGGACGGCATCTGGCGGGGGTTGTTGGTGGACTTACGCCCCACGGAGCACCTGCCTGGTGGTGTCGGTGGGCCGGCCGCGGTGGGCAGTCTGGAGGTCGGCCGGCAGGGGGACCGTGTCCCCGCAGAAACATTGTGGCGTTGGGCCGTCCTGGGCTGCGCCCATGTCTTCCAGGATGGCGTGAATCTCACGGAGTGCGTAGGACGGCCGGGTCCCTCGGCGGACGACTATGGCCACGTCAGCGCGGCTCCAGAACACCAGTTCGGATGCAACGTCGACCTGGACCACACGGATGCACATGGATGCCCCCCAGGGTGAATGCGCGGCATGAGGGTGGGACCGCTGCTGGAGGACGGCGGCTGGATCCAAGACGTTACCCCTGCGCGCGGACATGTGCACGAATCGTGAGCAAAAAAGCACAGGCCAGGTTCCGAATAAGGGAATCTATCGACTCTTAGGCAACCCTAAGTCGCCGTCAGGACGCACGCGGAGCCCGGCTCAGGGCCTCTGCGGTCTGGATCACCGCGCGCTGCCCCTCGGGGGACAGGTTCCGGAAGAGCTTCACGAGCCGCTGCTCGCGCTCGACGTTGAGGTCTGCCGGCACACGGCGCCCGCTGGACTCGAAGACTTCGGCGACGGTGACGCCTGGCAGGGCCGCGGCCAGGGCGCGGAGGACGTCGGGGTCGATGCGCCCGCCCTGGCCTCGGCGCCGGGTGATCCAGGCGTTGATCGTGGCGTGGGGGATGCCGGAGGCCTCGGCGATGGCCTTCTGGGTCAGCCCGGGATTGTCGCTAATGACGCGCTGGATCAGCGCGGCGAGGTCTTCGCCACCCGGGGCCTGGTCGGTGTCCACGTGTAGAAGCATGTTCCAGCGCCTTCTACATGTGCAAGTCGAAGGTAGATGCTGTCTGGTACTTCACCCTGCGCTCAGGCGCACATGAGGCGCACTTAAGGCGCGATAGCTCGTGTCGCGCAGTCCCGTACCGTCCGGTGGCGTCCAGTGCCAGCACGCTTGCGCTTATCTACATCTACCTGTAGAACAGAGATGTGCAACCGGAAAGCCCCGACGGCAGACCGGAACTAGTCACCATGCACACGCCACTGCACGTGCAGGAGGAAACCGATGCGACGACGGAACGGCGGAGCGCCGATCCGACTGGCGATGAGAGATGCCGGCCTTTCCATCCCGGCACTCGCAGCAGCCACCAAGGGCATCGATCCCGAGGGCAAGGGCATCAGCCGCTCGCTCATCGGGTTCGCGGTCTCTGGCGGCAAGAGCGGCCGGGATGAGATCAGCGACCACGCCGCCCACCTCATCGCCCGCGTACTCCACAAGCCGGAGTCCTCCCTGTTCGAGACGGATGCCGTCTCCGTGGCCGCTGAATCTACATCTACACCGAGAGAGCAGATCATGCGACCGAACAGCCCCAGTAGCGAGCTGGAGCCGCTGGTGGACACGGCCACCCTGGCCGGCCTCATCGGCAAGAGCAGGACGTGGATCTACGACATGCGGAAGCAGCACCCCAGGGGGAGCACGAACCCGTTCCCGGTGGTGCCGGTCGGCAAGACCCCGCGCTACCGCTACAGCGCAGTCCTGGCGTGGCTGGAGCGCGACTCCGAGCTCGCCGCCGCCTGATCCACCCCGGACATGGGGCGGGCCGCCACCCCGGAGTCGAAGCCGGGCGACGGCCCAAGGGCCCCACCGAACACATCACCAACGAAGGAGGGACCGTGTCCCAGCCTACCGGCCGCCCGCCGGCCGAACCCCTGAGCCCCGAGTGGCTTTCCGAGATCATCGCCCGCGATGACGCGGCCTGGGCCGGCCCGTGGCGCGTCATCACCGAGCGGGACCAGGACGACTGCGGCGACACCATTGTCGGCATCGAGGGCCCGGACGCTGACCTGTTCGTCGTTTCGGACGCCGAGCTGGCCAAGGACGACGCCGAGTTCATCGCCCATGCCAGGACGGATGTGCCCGCGCTGCTCGCGGAGGTGGTGCGCCTCAAGACCGAGCGCGACCAGTTCGCGGACCGGGTCGACACCCTCACTTACGTCTGCAAGGGCAACAAGGCCCACGTCCAGATGCTGTTTGGTGAACTCCAGACAGCGCAGGCACGCGTCCGCGAACTGGAGGCCGCGCAGGAGCTGACGGCCGCCGCGCTGCTCGATGCCGCCCCTCGCCCGACCGTCCAGCCGCACCCGCACGCCTCCCAGGTAGCGGCCGCGCTCCTCGCCCGCGTCCGCCCCGGACAACTGCCGACGGCGGACACGATCGGCCCGGCCGACGACGGCGGCAGGTCCGTGGTCGTGCACCTGAGCATCACCGACCTGGACGACTGGGGCCAGTGGGTAGCGGCGGTGCACGCCAGGCCCGGGCTGACCACGCTGCGCGGCTCCTACGCCACCGCCCTGGGCGACTACTGCGGTGTGCCGGTCACCCTGGTCGGCCACAACGTCCCCCAGCTGCTCACCGCGGCGGTGGCCCAGTGATCGCCTCCCTGGCCCGCCAGTCGCCCGCGCTGGCCTGGCTGATGGTCACCGTGCTGCTCGTCCTCGGGTGCCTTGCGGCCGTCGCGGCCGAGGACTGGTGGAACCACCGGAAGCGCCGTCACCGCCGCCCGTCCTGGGCGAAGTGGCGCCGCATCCGCCGCATCTGGCACGCCGCCCGCTACCGCTACGCCCTCACCCGCCTGTACCTCGACGCCCACCTGGGGATCTGATGCGCCGCATCCTGCTCTACCTCGCCTCCCGCCGGCGCCTCGTCCTCCGGCAGCGCTCCGTCATCCGCGGCCTCCGCATCGACCTGGCCGACGCGGTCGCCGCGCACAGCGAGCTCGCCAAGCGGTGCTGCGACCTGCACGACCTGGCCGATGCCCTGCTCGCCGGGGCGGTCGACTGCCCGACCCACAAGGCCCTGCACGCCCGGCTGGAGCACTTCCAGGCCGTGAGCGAGGCCATGGACCTGCCGGTGGGTCTGGACATCAGCACGGAGGACTGGCGGACCGCGGTGACCGCGCTCGCCGCCCAGCTGGCGGCCGAGCAGCGCAAGGCGAAGACGGCGGTGCCCGCGTGATCCGGCTTCTGGACGCCAGCTTCGAGCACCCGCTGGCCGTCTTCTTCGGCTTCCTCTCCATCGGCCTCGCCCTCATCGGCATCGGCCTCCACCTGCACCACCTCGACCGCAAGGAACGCCAGCATGACCGCTGAGATCGTCAAGACGGGCGGCGCCCTCGCCATCCGCTCCGACCAGACCGAATGGACCCAGGCCCAGGTTGCCGTCCTCCAGCAGTCCGGCATCAGCAACGACGTCACGCCTGCCGAGCTGTCTGGCTTCCTCCACCTGTGCCAGCGCACCCAGCTCGACCCGTTCTCGCGACAGATCTACCTGATCGGCCGCAAGGACAAGCGCGCCGGTCGAGTCGTGTTCACGCCCCAGACCGGCATCGACGGCTACCGCGTCATCGCACACCGCGTCGTCGCCGAGTCCCGGGAGAACTTCGGCTACGAGGACACCCAGTGGTGCGACACCTCCGGCCGGTGGCGTGACGTCTGGCTGGCCAACGAGCCGCCCGCGGCCGCCCGGGTCACGGTCATCCGCAACGGGCACCGCTTCCCCGCCATCGCCCTGTTCCGCGAGTACGCCCAGACCTGGGACGGCAAGCCGACCGGCCTGTGGGGAAAGATGCCCGCCGGCCAGCTGGCGAAGTGCGCCGAGGCCCTCGCGCTGCGCAAGGCGTTCCCGCACGACCTGGCGGGTGTGTACACGGCCGAGGAGATGGCCCAGGCCGACAACCCGGCACCGGCGCAGACCGCCCCTCAGCCCGCGTTCGACGCCGCCGCCGAGGGCGACATGGGCGGCGGCCGGGACTTCCTCGGCGAGGCCGTGGAGGCCCCCGACGCGGGGGCAGTACGCCAGATCTGGAAGGACGCCCGGGCCGCTGGAGCATCGCCGGACTACCTGGAGCGGATCGCCGCCGAGGGCCGCGCCAAGACGCTCGCCGCAGCCGAGGACGAAGTGCACGACGCGGAGATCGTGGAGGACCAGGCGGAAGAGCCCGCGCCGACTGCGGCTCCCGCAGCTGCTGCCACGGCACCGTTCCGTAGTGAGCCGGTCACCTCGCCGCAGATGAAGAAGATGCACGCCACCTTCAACGAGATCGGCATCAAGGACCGGACCAAGCGCCTGGCCATCACGACGGACATCGTCGGCCGGCCTCTCGGCTCCGCCAACGAGCTGACCAAGGCCGAGGCCATCGACCTGCTGAACACCCTCGACCTGGCGCTGAAGCAGGACGACCCGGGCGAGTACCTGGTGCAGCTCTGCGAGGGCGCGTCCGCCGCGGACGCGGCGCTTGCCGCCACCGCCGACGCCGCCTGACCACCCACCAGACCGCGGGGGCTGCCCGCCCTCCCCCACGCCGGGCAGCCCCCGCACCCATCCCCAGAAAGGAGGTGCACCCACATGGTCACCCCCACACCCGAGCAGGCCGAGGCGATCGCCACCTACGGCGAGGGCCTGGACCTGGTCCTCCAGGCTGGCGCCGGATGCGGCAAGAGCTCCACCCTCAAGATGGTCGCCCGCGCGGACTCCCGCCGGCGCATGACGTACATCGCCTACAACCGCTCGATCGCGGCCGACGCGAAGCGCAGCTTTCCCGGCAACGTGATGGCCAGCACCGGGCACGGCCTGGCCTTCGACCCGAAGTACCTGCCGCGCATCCAGATGCCCCGGCAGACCGCCCTCCAGGCCGCGCAGGACCTCGGCATCGACCGGATCACCGGCGGCATCCAGCGCATCCCCACCGACCTCGGCGCCGTCAAGGCCATGACCTCGAAGCTGGTCATGCGGTGCGCGCTGGACACCGTCGGCCGCTGGTGCCACAGCGCCGACCCCGTCATCACCGCCCGGCACATCCCCCGCTACGACGGGCTCACCAGCCCCGACGCCCGGGCCATGCTCGCCGAGCTGGTCCTGCCCGTGGCCCGGGCCGCCTGGGACGACCTGATCCGTCCCGAGGGCGTGCTGAAGTTCAGCCACGACCACTACCTGAAGATCTGGGCCCTGTCCGAGCCGACGATCCCGGCCGACGTGATCCTGCTCGACGAAGCCCAGGACACCAACGACGTCCTGTCCGCCGTCCTCCTGGCCCAGGAGCACGCGCAGCGCATCGCCGTTGGCGACTCCGCCCAGCAGATCTACGAGTGGCGCGGCGCCAAGGACGCCCTGGCCACCTTCGAGCAACAGCTGGGCGCCGAAGTCCGCACCCTCAGCCAGAGCTTCCGCTTCGGCGACGCCGTGGCAGCCGAGGCCAACCGCTGGCTGTACCTGGTCGGCACCCCGCTCCGCCTCACCGGCTGGGAGCACACCACATCCGAGGTCGGCCCCGTCGACCAGCCGGATGCCGTCCTCTGCCGCACCAACGCGGGCGCCGTCGGCATCGTCATGGAACAGCTGGAGGCCGGCCGCAAGGTCGCCCTGGTCGGCGGCGGAAACGACATCAAGCGCCTCGCCTGGGCCGCCGAATCCCTCCAGGCAGGGAAGCCCACCGACCACCCCGAGTTCATGGCCTTCGGCACCTGGCAGCAGGTGCGCGAGTACGCGGACGAGGAGGACGGCTCCCTCAAGGTCCTGGTCAAGCTGATCGACGACTACGGGCCGGGCGACATCGTCAAGGCCGCGGACGCCCTCGCCTCCGAGGACGCCGCAGACCTGGTCGTCTCCACCGCCCACAAGGCCAAGGGCCGCGAGTGGCCCGCCGTGAAGATCCACGGGGACTTCCGCGCCCCCAAGCCCGACCCGGTCACCGGCAACCGGATCATCCGCCGGGAAGAGGCCCGCCTCGCCTACGTGGCGGTCACCCGGGCCCGCCAGCAGCTGGACTGCCAGGCCCTCGCCTGGGTCTCCACCGTCACCGCAGTGAGCGACTGATGGCTGCGGCCGGCTTCGAAGCCCAGGCGGCGTGCGCCAAGCCCGGCATGAACCCGGCCTGGTGGGACGCCAAGAGCTCGAAGACCGAGGTGGCGCAGAAGGCCATCGCCATCTGCCGCGGGTGCCCAGTGCGGGCCCCATGCCTTGATGACGCGATCACCCAGCTGCTCGACCCGACCGCCCCCAACCCGGCAGGAATTCGCGGCGGTCGGACGGCCGCCGAACGCGGCGGATCGCTCAGCGGCCGCTACACGCGGAAGCCGACCAGTGCGCCCGACCGCACCGACCACCAGAAGGAGCCCACCACCGTGGACGCCCCCACCACCAGCACCGCCCAGCCGGTGCACGTCCCCGTCCTCGCGGCCGCCCCCACCACCGAGGCGGAGCCGGTCACGATCTCCGTCGCCGAGATGCTCATGGCCTGGGGCATGCAGCACGACAGCAGCCGCATGCAGCGCCTCGCCGGCCAGGCCCGGGCGGCCCTGGCGGAGCTCCAGCAGGCCAAGCGCAGAGAGGCAGCCGTCTCCGACGCCGAGGCCCGCGTGCAGCGCGCCCGCCAGCAGCTGGCCGCCGCGGAGAAGGCGCTGAAGGCAGCGAAGGGCGGCACCCCGGCGAGCACCCCCGCCGCGAAGGCCGTCGCGGCCGACGACGCCTCCAAGGAGGAGCGCGCCGAGATCCGCGCCTGGGCCCGGGCGCAGGGCATGGAGGTCGCCGACCAGGGCCGCATCCCGCGTGACGTCACCGCCGCCTACCGGGCCGCCCACCCCGCCCCGCTCGCCAACGCCAGCTGACCACCCAGGAGACCCACATGCACATCGGACACCGCTGCGGATGCGGCCACATGGACATCCAGCACACCGTCCCGAAGGACCCGAACGGGCGCCGCTCCTGCACGGCCAAGGCCGGGCTCTCCTGCGGCCGCGGCTGCCGGAAGAACCCCCGCCCCGAGCTGGCCCCGACCTTCGACTGCGGCGGCCGCCGCATCGAGCGGATCGTGCCGCCCGGCGAGGGCCTGGCGACCGAGAACGGCAACAGCGGGGTGCGCACCTGCGACTGCGACGCCTGCAAGGCGCTCTACGCGGAGCTCACCGGCACCGAGCTGGTCGGGGCCGAGCAGTGATCGCCGCCGTCATCGACGGCCAGGCCGTCCCGCTCACCGACTGCTGCTGGATCCAGCGGACACCCTGCGGCTGCGTCGTCTCCGTCGTCACGGCCGCGACCAAGAGCCGCACCCTGGCGACCGCCGAGCAGGCCCACAAGGAGCTGACGCCCCGGAAGCGCGACCGCGACCGTGACGACGGCGAGGGCCTGACCTGGGAGCTGATCAGCACGGCGCACTACCGGGAGCACATCGGCGCCCAGTGGGAGTGCCCGGCCCACGCCAGGCCCGCCACCGAGTAGGACGCCCGGGGCCCGGCGTGACCGCTTCCCCCGCCGGGCCCCGGAGCACAGCCACCATCCGCACCACCGAGAGAGAGATCCGCGTGCCAGGCAGGTTCGAGTTCGAGCGGGCGATCCGCCGCAGCGGCCTCCCGCCGCTGTCGCGGCTCCTGGCGCTCACCATCGCCACCTGGGCCAGCGCGGAGAGCGGCGTCATCCCCACCGAGCACCAGCCCGCGCAGTCGGTCCTCCTGGAGGCCACGGGCTTGTCCAAGAGCGCGTTCCTGAACCACCGCGAGGTCCTGGTGCAGGCCGGTTGGATCTCCTACACCTCGCCCGACCCGGAGAAGGCCCGCCGCGAGCACGCCCAGAACGAGTACTTCATCCACATTCCGGCTAGGTCGCCTGGCGACCCAGCCCCCACCAAAGCTAGGTCGGCAGGCGACCGTGCCAAGACGGGCAAGACGGCACAGACCAAGACCCGGGCTAGGTCGGCAGACGACCCAGCTTTCAAGGGGGCTGGGTCGGCAGACGACCTAGAGCTAGGTCGCCTGGCGACCCAGAAGCTAGGTCGCCAGGCGACCACAAGAGTCCCTAGCCAGTCCCATGAGTCCCGCGACGACGCACCAGTCACCGCGCAGACCATCGTCGGCGAATGGCTGGAGCGCGTGGCCAAGCGCCCACCCGCCTCCGTCGTCGGCCAGGTCGCCAAGCAAACCGCCTCCCTCCTCGATGAGGGCATCGACCCCAACGACGTCCGCCGAGGCCTCGCCCTGTGGATGCACAAGGGCCTCCACCCCTCGGTGATCCCCTCCGTGGTCAACGAGGCGATGAACGCCAACCCCGCTGCCGCCCGCCAGCCAGCCCAGACCACCTACACACCGCCAGTCTTCTGACCAGGAGCAACCGTGACCGACCTCTACGACGGCCCGCCCCCCGCGGACATGCCCGACGACCCCGAGCCGTTCGAGCGCATGGAACCCCACGACCTCCGCGCCGAGCAGGCCTACACCGGCGCCCTGGTCCTCGCCGACCAGAAGAGCAAGCGCGCCATCCTCCAGCTCCTCGCCGGCGCCGACTTCTACCGCCCCGCCCACGAGACGATCCACACCGCCGTCGGCCGCATGCTCGACGCCGGACAAGCCGTCGACCCCATCACCCTCACCGCCCACCTCCAGGAGTCCGGCGACCTCGCCCGCATCGGCGGCGCCGCCTACCTCCACACCTGCGTCACCGCCGTGCCCACCGTCGCCAACGCCGACTGGTACGCGGACCGCATCAAGCGCCTCGCCCTCCGCCGCGCCCTCATCCACACCGGCCAGCAGATCACCCAGATGGGCTTCGACCCCGAAGGCGACCCCGCCATCCTCGCCGAGACCGCCGTCTCCATGGCCCGCGACGTCCGCGACGCAGGCCGCGCAGCCGACGACACCCCCGTCCTCGACATGTGGGACTTCCTCGCCGAGGACCTGAGCGCCCACGACTGGGTCGTGCCCGGATTCCTGGAGCGCATGGACCGCGTCATCTGGACCGCGGGCGAAGGCGGCGGCAAGTCCGTGTGGCAGCGGCAGCTGGCCGTCACCGCCGCGGCCGGCTGCACACCCCTCGGCGACATCCACGAGTACGGCCCCGCCAAGGTGCTGGTCCTCGACTGCGAGAACTCGCCCCGGCAGTCCCAGCGGCACTACCGCGCCCTCATGAACATCGCCGAGCGCCAGCACACCAGGGTGAAGCGCGGCCAGCTCCACATCGACCTCCGCCCCGAAGGCGTCGACCTCACCCGGCCCGAGGGCCGGTCCTGGCTCATGCGCCGCGTGGAGCAGGTCATGCCCGACCTGCTGATCGTCGGCCCGATCTATCGGTTGCACAACGGCGACCCCAACAGCGAGGAGCACGCCCGCCGGATCACCGTGGTGCTGGATGAGGCCCGGGTCACCGCCAACTGCGCCATGAGCCTCGAAGCGCACAGCCCGCAGGGCAACGGCTTCGGACCCCGCGCCCTCCGCCCCGTCGGCTCCAGTCTCTGGCTCCGCTGGCCCGAGTTCGGGCTCGGCTTCCGCCCCGTCGAAGACGAGCGCACCGCCCACGACGACCGCGGCCGCCGCGTCATCCCCTGGCGCGGCGCCCGAGACGAGAGGAACTGGCCCACCTTCCTCTGCCAGGGCCATGAGGGTGGCTGGCCCTGGCGGTCGTACCGCCCGATCGACGCCGACCCGTACACCGGCCACTCGTCCACCGGCGCCCTCTCATGACCGGCCCCCGCATCGGACCCCGCATCGGACCCAACCCCGGCCCCGACAGCGACTGGACCATCTGGGCCCGCCACATTCACGGCCGCACCTGGCTCTTCATGGCCGGACCCACCGGCGTCAGCACCCGGCCCACCGAGGGCCCTGGCGCCTACCAACCCACCCACTTCTTCCGGAAGGACACCACCTGATGCCCCTGCCCACCATCACCGGCGTCGGCCGCCTCACCGCCGACCCCGAACTCCGCATCACCCAGTCCGGCACCCCCATGTGCCTCCTCTCCATCGCCTTCAACAGCCGCAAGCAGGACGCCAACGGCCAGTGGGTCGACGGGGACGTCTACTACGCCCGCGCCGTCGCCTGGAAGCAGCTCGCCGAGAACGCCGCCGAGTCCCTGAGCAAGGGCATGGAGGTCCTCGTCACCGGCGAACTCCGCACCGAGCAGTGGGAGAAGGACGGCCAGAAGCAGCGCATGGACAAGCTCCAGGTCCGCTCCATCGCCCCCAACCTCGCCTTCGCCACCGCACGCGTCCAGAAGGCCACCCGCGACGGCTCCAGCAGCCCGCAGCAGAGCCAGCGACCCCAGCAGTCACAGCAGCGCCCCAACGCCCCGCAGAACGACCCCTGGTCCATCCCCGCAGGCGACGAACCCCCCTTCTAACCCACCCCAGCAGGTGCGCGAC